TTCTTATGCTTGCATATATGAACAGGGAGTCTATTCAGAAAACTTTTGAAACAGGCTATACGTGGTTTTACAGTCGTTCAAGACAGGAACTCTGGAATAAGGGAGCAACATCGGGACATCTTCAGAAAATAGTGGATATATACACAGACTGCGATGATGATACCCTGCTTATTACCGTCGAACAGACAGGAGCACCCTGTCACACGGGAAACCACAGTTGTTTCTATACAAAAATAAAAAGCTTTGATACAGGAGAAAATACAAATGAGTAATGACGTACTTAATGCACTTTATGATACAGTAGTAAACAGAAAAGAAAATCCCAAAGAAGGTTCTTATACCTGTTATCTGCTTGACAAGGGACTTGACAAGATTTTGAAAAAGGTCGGAGAAGAATGCAGTGAAACGATAATCGCCGCAAAAAACAACGATAACGGAGAAACCGTATACGAAATAGCAGACCTTATCTATCATCTTACTGTTATGATGGTTAATCAGGGAATAACAATGGACGATGTTCTGACTGAGCTTGACAAGAGAAGCGAAAAAACAGGAAATCTGAAAAAGTTTCATCAGGTAGACAAAAACTCATAAACAAAAAACGGGAAAGTTTTGATTGAACTTTTTCAAAAGTTCACGGTTTCCAAAGGCAGAGCCTTTGGTGGGATTTTCAAGGGCAAAGCCCTTGAACTGACAAGGAGGTTTGATATGACAAAAAAAGAGGATACATTCTGCTGCTACTATTCGTCAAACGGTAATGCGGAGTTATCCGCAGTTATGGCAGGATATGCGAAAAATGCAGGGCAGAGGCTGCTTATGAAAAAAGGGATTTCAGAACGTATAAAGGAATACAGGAATATTCGTCTTGAAAATCTGAGGCTTGCGGCACTCACAGGCTATGAAAGACTTGCTTTCGGAAGTATAGCGGACAGCATAAAGCTTCTGTATATGGAAAATCCGCAGGCGGAAATGCTTGAAAAAATGGATTTGTATATGATTTCCGAAATAAAAAGACCAAAGGAAGGTGCTATGGAAATAAAATTCTTCGACAGGCTCAAAGCATTGGAGAAGATTTGTGAGGTACAGCAGAATCCTGAGGAAACCTGTATGCCGTTTTATAAGGCACTCGAAAAAAGTGCAGGTATATTCAACGGTGACGAGGTGAGCAGCGATGATGCCGACTGAGTTTTCACCAAAACAGATGAAGCTTATGACGTGGTGGTGCATGGGAAGTAAATACAGCAGTTATGATGCCGTCATATGCGATGGTGCGGTAAGAAGCGGCAAAACTCTTTGTATGGGTATTTCATTTGTGCTGTGGTCATTTTACAGGTTCAGCGGCGGAAGCTTTGCTCTCTGCGGAAAAACAATACGTTCACTAAGACGGAATGTCATAACTCCTGTCACGGGAATTTTAAAAAATATGGGCTTCGTATGTAACGAAAAGCTTTCGCAGAACCTTATTGAAATATCGTTCGCAGGAAAAACAAACAGCTTCTACCTTTTCGGCGGCAAGGACGAAGCCTCCGCTGCTCTCATACAGGGTATGACGCTGTGCGGTGTCCTTTTTGATGAAGTTGCTCTTATGCCTAAATCTTTTGTTGAACAGGCTGTTGCAAGATGCTCTGTCGAGGGCAGCAGGTTCTGGTTCAACTGTAACCCCGAGTATCCTCAGCACTGGTTCAGGGTTGAGTGGATTCTGGGAAGAAAAAGTAAAAATGCTTACTATCTGCGTTTCACAATGGACGACAATCCATCTCTTTCAGAGAAGATGAAGCAGCGGTACAGGTCTTTGTACAGCGGTGTGTTTTTTGAAAGGTTCGTTCTCGGAAAATGGGTGAGTGCAAGCGGCTGCGTTTATCCCTTTATGAACGATGATATGTTTGTGGAAGTTCCACAGGGGAATTTTGAAAAATATGTTGTAAGCTGCGACTACGGAACAGTTAATCCGGCATCGTTCGGACTTTGGGGGTTTCTTGAAAATGTGTGGTTCAGAATTGATGAGTATTATTACGATTCAAGAAAAGAGGGGTTTCAGAGAACTGACGAGGAACACTATGAGGCTCTTTGCAGACTTGCAGGAGATAAAAAAATCGAAAAGGTTGTTATTGACCCGTCAGCGGCAAGCTTTATTCAGACTGTACGCAGACACGGACGCTTTGCTGTAGTGCCTGCAGAAAACAAGGTGATTGACGGAATAAGAAAAGTTTCAACGGTTCTTAAAAACGGAAGCGTAAAAATATGCGTGAACTGTAAGGACAGTATGAGGGAATTTAACCTCTACAGGTGGAACAGTACAGGTGCGGACGCTCCTGTAAAAGAAAATGACCACGCTATGGACGATATACGCTATTTTGTGTCAACAGTCGTATTCAGACCGCAGAACAGCTTTGCGGCTTTCGCCGCACGGAGATTTTAAAGGAGGTGTATTGTGAAGCTTTTCAAAAGAAATAAAAATGATAAGAAAACAGTCAGGGAAACCGAAAAAATAGCTCAGAGTGTTATGGGCAGCAGCTTTTCAAATCCTTTCAGAGTTATGGACAGATATATTCCGTCAAGCAACAATCAGTATTTTCTGTATTCGGCTCTGAGAGAGGCTATACCTGTTATAGACTCGGCAATAAACAAGCTGGTAAGGCTTCTGGGAACGTTCGATGTCATATGCGAAAGCAAAGAGGCTGAATACGGACTTAAATGCTTTCTTGAAAATGTCAAGACAAACGGAAGCAATATAGGCTTCAAATGCTTTATAAGCAGCTACTTCGACAGACTGCTTACCTACGGAACTGCCGTTGCCGAAATTCTGCCCTATAAAAATCTCAGAGGCATATACGGAATATATAACGTGTGCAACAATGATATTGTGCTGAAGCGTACAGACGGAAATCCGTTTGAGCTTTCGGTATGTGTCAGGGAGAAAAACGGAAATATTTCGCCTGTGAAAAACAGTGGGCGTATCCTTATTACTTCGCTTAACCCTCAGCCCGATAAGACAGGGGGAACTTCAATTTTGCAGGGACTTCCGTTTGTGAGTAGTATATTGCTGAAAATATTTACTGCCATAGGTCAGAACTGGGACAGGGCAGGAAATGTACGCTTTGCAGTTACTTATAAGCCGCCCGCAGACGGCTCGGACGGTGCTTTTACACAGCAGCGTGCAGAGCTTATCGCCAAAGAGTGGAGTAAGGCTATGCAGGATAACGGCGTTTCGGACTTTATCGCTGTCGGAGATGTGGATATAAAGGTAATAGGTGCAGATAATCAGATTCTGGACTGTCAGCTTCCCGGCAGACTTCTGCTGGAACAGATTGTTTCAAAGCTGGGCATTCCGCCGTTTTTGCTTGGACTTTCGTGGAGCAGTACTGAGAGAATGTCGTCACAGCAGGCTGATATTCTTACAAGTGAGCTGGAACATTACAGACTTCTGCTCAATCCCGTAATAAGCAGGGTATGCTCAATGTGGCTTGCTATGAACGGATACAGTACAAGGCATACCGTAAACTGGAGCAATATCAATCTTCAGGACGAGGTTGAGCTGGCTAATGCAAGACTTATCAATACTAAGGCTGATAAGCTCGAAAGCGAAATTTAAGCTGAGCTTAAAATTATGCAGGGAGTGCGGGG